GGATGCCATGAGATTCTTCAATGAGTTCTCGCGACCCGCGATAGTTGGAACTAAGAAAGACATCTGAAAAGGATAACGCTTCCGACTAATGTAGTTGTACATATCCTCATTCCAATACTTCTGGTTTTTCTCATACAGGGCATCCATGTATTGCTGGTAACCTGTTCCGGGGTGCTCATGGCGAATGATGCTATAGTGAATATAGGTAGTGCGGTCCTTCAAAGAACTCTTACATAGGTCCGTCAACTCTGTATCGCAAAACAAACTCTTGTAACTCGGGTGATAGATATACCCAAACTCTTCATACATCTTGCGACCAAACACACATAGTGTATTCAGGTTGTATCCCTGATGCCCATCATCAAACCAAAGGATTCCATTCGTATCCGGATGGCGCGCAGTCATGTAGTTGCGGATGGCATCATCATATCCCTTGATACACGGAACCATATCGTCGGAAACCAACACCACAATGTCCCAGTTGTATTCGATACGGTCCATGTCGGCATTGCACGCTTGAATCTTGCTACGGTTCTCACTGAAATAGATGTTCCTCCACTCGCATGGTCGTAATACGCGATGGATTTCCTCTTGAACAAGATTCTTCTGCATAGACACATCGTCTACGTCACACGAAATCGCAACTCCGATTTGCTCGGGGTGATTTGCGAGTTGCATGTATTTCGTCAGCGTCGCAAGAACTCTCTGCGGACGAGAGCGAGTTGGACACTTCAGTAAAATGCGCATTACTGTTTAAAAAGTATAACTACTAAGTTCCTTTCCTTCCTTGTTGAGGGTTGAAAATCGGAAGGTGTATCCGAAAAGGGTGACAAAGAACGAGTCCTTGTCGACGGGGTCGACCGTCGTTGGCGTGGGTGCTCGGCAGTTGGTTCCCGCAGCAAAGAAGTCCTTCGCATCACTCGGGGTCAACATGCGTGTGTAGTAGTGGACATTGCACAGAGAACCCGAGAACCCATCCGCATCGTTCAAAATCATATCGCCCACTGCTGGTTTGGGAACACCGGGCAACACACATGACTTCACAAGGCGACCGTTGATGTAGATATCCATGTTGCGTTGGAACACCGTCGCAGACACAGAGAACCATCGTTGGAGGGGCACGTTCTCTACCGTGCAGGTAAAGGTATCTCCCGTTGTTCCAGCATCCGGTGTCGCTGCTCCCGCAGTCTGTCCTGTCGGGAAGATACTCACCTGGACTTGGAGTGCATTGTCCGTGGGGTGGAGCGTAATGCGAGGACCGAATGTAGACGGCGAGGTGGGAGAAACACGAGACAGCACCTGCTTGGACTGACCGAACTTGTAGTCCCAGTCCGAAATGTACATCCAGTATTGAACACCGTAATCAACGGATGTGGACGTCGGAAGTTCACCGGCTGGAATGACCGTTCGCACCTTACCATCGACTGGCGCAGGTGTCTTGTCACCCGATGACCCTTCCTTGCCGCGGAAAGCAAGTTCGGGTAGACCCTGTCTACGTCGCAGGTAGTTGTAGAACGAGATGCCCAATATGGTCAAGAAAATCACACCCACCACTACCACACCTATCTTCAGAATGCCTCCGAAGCGAGATGTCATGGGCGGTGGCGGTGGCGCCATCAATGGAGAGGGTCCAAACAACCCAGAATCTGGCGGAGGCGCTGCCGGTTTTGAGGAGAACAGTCCCATTTATGTTTACGAAGGAACTTTCTTAACAACATCTTGACTATAGCAATGGAAAAACGAACCAATGGTTCGGCTACTCACACACACGCAATGTATTGTAACAACTGTGGACAGAAGGGACATCTGTTCCGAACATGTAAAGATCCTGTATTGTCCTGCGGGTTGTTTCTCATAGATAGACCTACCTTGCCCGTAGATGCCAACCAGATGAACATACTTATGATTCGTCGCAAGGACAGCATGAGTTTTGCTGAGTTTATGCGTGGGAAGTATGACCCGACGAACCTTGACTATCTCGGCACACTGTTTCGGAACATGACCATCAAGGAGCAGGGATTGATTGCCTGCGAACCGTTTGATGTTATTTGGAAGCAGTTATGGGGCGAGGACCGAAACTCCAGCGACTATCCTGTGTCTCGCGACAAGTTTAACAGTTTGAACCGAGTCCAACTGATGGCGAACAACCTATCTCCGTATATTGAACCCGAATGGGGGTTCCCAAAGGGTCGTCGCATGCGTGCGGAAACCGACCTGGACTGTGCAATTCGCGAGTTCAATGAGGAGACCAACATACCCCGCGAGGCATATGTGATTCTACGAAACATTACGCTGGAGGAAACCTTTATGGGTCTGAACGGTGTGCGGTATCGACACGTCTACTTTGTTGCTCTTCTCAAGCGTCCAGAACTCATCAACCTCGCTCAGCGCTTCACACCCATGCAACGGAGAGAAATCTCCGGAATCGCATGGAAGACGTTTGCCGAGGCACAAGCACATGTTCGTCCTCATCATGTCGAGCGTATGGGTATGCTCAGTCAACTCAAGGACGTGGTGGAGATGTATGAGACAGAGTAATTAACCCCTAAACTTGAAACCTGCGAGAAGGACTGTGAGCATATAGGAGACGGTTGAGATGATGAAAATCCACCACCACAGAGGGAAGATGGTTGCTTCTTTTTCAACAGTACCAAATGGACGAATACGTCCCTCTCTTCCAAACGCAACGCTGGGTTGGAGATAGAGGAACCCCGCCATCAAAAACAAATAGATGGTCACCATCCACATACGATGATTTTTTCGTGTCAGTGGTCCCATTATCAAATCGCAACGAAAAACAATGCCGTATGTTCTCCCCAATCGAAAGGCGTTTGCCGATGCTATCACACGAATCTTCCTCAAATACCCCCGCCAACCTACCGACCAAGAAGACAAGGATACCGATTTGTGCTTAGCAAGAGGTGCCGGCGCCCGTGAGTTGTTGCCGCATCAGAAGATTGTTCGTGATTACTTGAGTGCCGAGACACCCTACCGCGGAGTTCTCGCGTATCATGGTCTCGGGTCAGGCAAGACATGTACGTCCATTGCGGTCGCCGAGTCCCTGCTGTCGACGCGTAAAATCTTCGTCATGCTCCCTGCCTCGCTCGAGTCCAACTACCGCGGTGAAATTCGCAAGTGTGGCGACCCGATTTATGCCTACGACCAGCACTGGCGCGAACAACCTGTGACCCCCGAGTCGCGCACAGAAGCAAAGAAACTGGGTATCAGCGACACCTTTCTGGACCGCAACGGTCGCTTTTTTACGACGATACCCGGTCAAGAACCCAACTTCAAGAACCTTCCCAAGACCGCACAAGATGCGATTGGTGCCCAGATTGAAGACCAAATCAACCAGCGATTTACCTTCATCCGTTACAACGGTTTGTCTAGCGCCAATATAAGCAAGTATGTCCCTACAGATGGTTCAAATCCGTATGACGAGAGCGTTGTCATCATTGACGAGGTTCATAACTTCATCAGTCGCATCGTTAATGCGTCTGAGATAAGTCGTAAACTCTACGATGTCATCTACCGGGCGAAGAACTGCAAGGTGGTTGCGTTGTCGGGAACACCGATTATCAACCGACCTACAGAGATTGCGTTTCTGATGAACCTCTTGCGTGGACCGATTGAGCGATTCACCATCCCCGTGAAATCAATTACGACATGGGACGAGGAGAAGATGACGAGCGTCTTGCGCGACGTGCCCGATATGGATACGGTCGAATACAACACCGTCCAGAAGTATTTGCTGTTAACTCGAAACCCACCGCAGTTCCGCAGCGTCTACAACGACAAGGGTGAGCGAATTGCGGTTCAGTACATGAAGGATATGACGTACATTCGCGACGCAAAGGAGTGGGTGATGTCATGGAAGTCCAAGTTTGAAAGTGATGTGGGTGGTGCCGAACTCGACACGGAACGCATCAGCACGGAAGAATTGAGTTGCTTGCCCACAGACCCCGAAGAGTTTGCCTCTATGTTTTTGGATGGACTCAGCATCAAAAATGGTCTGTTGTTTCAGCGGCGCATTCAGGGATTGGTCTCCTACTTCAAGGGTGCGGATGAACGCCTCCTTCCAAAGCGAGTGGACGACGACAAAACACTCGAAAAGGTGGAGATGTCCAATGAGCAGTTTGGTCGCTATCTCGATGTACGTTGGGAGGAACTCAAGGGAAGTCGTCGCAAGACCAATGTCGATACTGCAACAGATGACGAAATGAAGTCGTATCGCGTAAAGTCTCGTTTGGCATGCAACTATGCTGTACCACCTGAACTCCGCAAGGACGACAAGACGCTGGAGAACGAGGACCAGGATGACGAATCCTCCAAAGAAGCCATCCTCAACAGGTTGCGCGCAGACCCAGGACGCTATCTGTCTCCCAAGGCACTGGAGACCTTTGGACCCAAATTAGGCCGCATGTTGAAGAATGCAACAGAAGCATTGGGTGAGAACTGGAACAATCAGTTTGTCTACTCCAACTACCGTCAGTTGGAAGGATTGGGTGTCTTCTCTGCGGTGCTGGACGCAAACGGATGGCAGCGCTACAAGATTGTTCAGCAAAACAACCAGTGGGTGGAAGACCCGGCATTGGACCCCGCAAAACCTGCGTATGCCTTCTACTCAGGATTGGAAGACCAAAAAGAGCGCGAATACATGCGCCAAATCTTCAACGGAAGTTTCAGCGATGACTTTCCACCCAGTCTCAAGGCATCCATCCAAGGTCGGGACAAGAAGATGCTGTGTCTCATCATGGCGTCATCGGCAGGTGCAGAAGGTATCACGTTGGAGAATGTGCGACATGTTCACATCATGGAACCGCACTGGAATCCTGCTCGCCATGACCAAGTGGTCGGTCGTGCGATTCGTATTTGTTCGCATGCTCGCTTGCCGATGGACCAACGGACCGTGCGTATCAGTTTCTATGTGAGTGTCTTCACGGAAGCACAGGCAAAATCCACAGAAGGCGCCAACAATGTTGTGCCGATTCGCAGAAATGACACAGAAACGAAGCGCTACGAAGGCGAACCCACGCAGGTCTTTATGAGCACAGACGAATACCTGTACGAGAAGGCATATGAAAAGGAGAAGGTCAACCAACGCATCTCCACGCTCCTCAAACAGGCAGCAGTCGATTGTGAAATCCATCGCAAGTTTCACAGTCGGGAAAGTCCTGTGTTGACCTGTATGCGATTTGACAGCACAACAACGGGCGAAGACCTTGCCTTCAAACCCAATGGAAAGACGGATGTATTGGATGTTACGTATTTACGCAACATGCAGCGCCGTCATCGGAAGTTACAGAAAGTCGCTATCAAGCAAATGGTGTTTTTGATTGACCCTGAGAGCAAGGAGGTCTATGATGGTCCTGCGTTTGAAGACAACGAACGTCTCATTCGTGTGGGTGAACTGATTTCAAAGACACAGATACGGTGGTTACCCGACACTACTTACCCGATGCCGTAAGAACATCCTCTAGGAAGGAATCGCACACCGTTGCCCAACTGCGGAAATGATAGGAGTTGACCTTGCGCTTCTTCTCCTCCAGTGTATCCACCATCCGCTCAATCGCATTCGCAGTCTCTTCCGCAGACACATTCGGGGCATAGAACCCAAGTGGCATACCACCTGCAAAATACACACGCTCACCCGGTTTGATAAACTCGGCAACCTTCTCGTCCATAAAGGTACGGTAGGTTCCTGTGTCCACTACAATCTGCGGTGCACCGACATACATATGCTCCAACTGACAGAGTCCAAATCCCTCGCCGTCTGCTGTGTTGATGCCCACATCTGCGGCGTTGTAAATTTGGTTGATGCCATCGTCGAGAAGAATGTTGGGTGGTGCTGAATCCACGAGAATGAAGCGTCGATGGTATGTCTGAATATCCAAACCAGCACTCGTGAGTTCCTCCATGAGGATACGTGGTAGGTCGTAGTATGCTCCAGTCTGTGGATTCAGACCCGTAACAACAATCCCATAAATGGGAGCATCTGGCCGCCTCTTCATTGCGCGGACAAGACCTGCAATAGTGATGTCGAGACGCTTGCGTTCACTGTTTCGGTTTGCGTTCAAGAAGACAATTCCATTGTCAGGAATGTTGAGGTTCTTGCGAATGGACATGCGAGTCTCTTGAGGAATCGTGGTGAACATCGTCGGATCCACTGCGTGCTCCAACACCTGGACATCGGGAACATTCTCATACTTCAGATATACATTCTTCCAGTGCTCAGTAAAACAGTAGATGCGGTCAGCGTGCTCGTTCATAATCTTAATCAACTGTGGCGCAATACCCTCATACACTTGGTCGACATACAACCACAACTTGTAGGATGACTTCGCCTTCTCGTGCTTCATTGACTCGATGAACTTACAGATGATAAGAGGGTCGTTGTAAATCATCACAACATCGGGGTTGACCATATCGAGGTATTCCTGAATCTTGTTGAACCCAAACCCATCCTCCTTCGGGTCCTCGTTTGCTGCTGCGTCGTAGGGAACAACTCCCTCTGGAACCTTGCGAATTCCCTGACGACCCGGGTGGCGTTGAAATCCGAAGTGGAAGGTCTTGACTTTGGGCGACAGAGTTGCGAGTTGCTTCAGCATGTTGTAGGCGACCTTTGAATACCCAGTTGTTTGGTCTACGTGTGTGCTCACGAGTGCGAACCTCATTTGTAGTATTCCATAATCTCTCGTATAAATGATAATGCAAATTAACTCGGCACAGGATTATTTGACAAAGTACAAGCAGCGCATCATTGCGCGAACCTATCACGTGACGCCTCCGCCGCAGTCGCGCAAGTACAACTACGTATACACTGCGGCAGTTGCCAACGGAGCACAGCAGCGTGAGCGTTTTGTCGCTGCGTTTCAAGGCGCAAATGGCGGAGCAAGCGGTGGTGCGACGTTTTCCAGTTTGTGTTGCCTGAACCAAGGGCAGCCTGGTGCTCCTGGCGTCTTCTCGACGACAACGACGCAGGGTATCGTTCGTTACAATGTTATCCCGCCAATTAGCGTGACGGCGACCAGAGTTACAACGGGTTAAAGATTAGATAGAACATAATACAAATGCCTGGTGGCTTGCTTCAATTAGTGGGCGTAGGTGCTCAAAATGAGTTAGTCAATGGAAATCCTTCCATGACCCATTTTCGGGCGGTGTATCGCCGTCATACCAACTTTGCGATGGAACACATTCGTATGTCGTTTACGGCATCCAATCTGGAGTTTTCTACGACGGGAACGCGCACAATTTCTTGTCGGATTGACCGGTATGCGCAGTTGCTCCACGACTGCTACTTGGTACTGACGCTTCCGGATATTTGGTCCCCACTCAAGTACCTCAATGGTGCGGTCCCTCCTGCTGGATACGACCCTCGCACCAACTCGATTGGTTACGAGTTCCAATGGATTGAGAACATTGGATACAACCTCATCGACAACGTGACGCTGACGATGAATGGGCAGGTCATTCAGACTCTCCGCGGCGAGTGGTTGAAGATGTATTCCTATCTCACGCACGACAAGAACAAGAGATTGATCGTCGACCAGATGGTGGGACATGTTCCCGAGTTGTATGACCCTGCGAATGCCTTTGACCGGCAGAACCAATATCCACATGCGGTCAGTCCGACTGCTACTCCGTCAGCATTGCCTGCGACGACAACACCTGAACCCTCCATTCGGTCGCGCCAGTTGGTGATTCCTCTGCATTTTTGGTTCTGCGAGAATCCGGGGTTGTCTCTTCCCTTGGTGAGTCTTCAGAACTCAGAAGTCTACATCAACGTGACTCTTCGCAATCTGAATGAGTTGTATACGGTTGTGGATGTGAACCCTAACGCAGTTGTTGCTGTTGTGACGGGAGCAACGGGCAATGGAACCAGTATCACCTACACGACCGCATCCAATCACAACTTGGCACAAGGAACAACGGTGTCAATTACAGCATTGACCAACAATCTCTTCAATCTGACAAGTGTCACCATCGCGTCTGTTCCTACTCCCAATACATTTACCATCACAAACAGCGCAACAGGCACTCTGACAGGTGAGAATGGATTTGTATCGGGTCCTGCGAGCAATCCGACCTATGGACAGCGTGTTCGCCCGACAAACTATCCCATGAACCTCTTCTTGTCTCCCCCGACATCTACGGGTCAGTCCAGCAATCCGACGGTTACGTCCTTTTACCCAGATCCCTATATCGAAGGAAACTTCATCTACCTGACGGAGATGGAGATGAACCAACTCGCACGAGCAGACCAAACGTTCCTTGTCAAGACAGTTCGTTATGTGAACCGAGAAGGTCAGTTTGGAGCAAACACTGATCTTGAAATACCCATGTTCAACCTGACAACTCGTCTTGTCTTTGCAGCACAGAGGTCGGACAGAATACTCGCAAACGACTGGGACAACTACACGAACTGGTTGGACCCGAAGCGTGCTCCTTGGACAGGAATCAGCACGGACGTTGCGACACAACTCTATACAACGGGTCAGCAACAGGTTACATCCGTCTACCCCAAGAACTCCATCGCAGACGGGTTGCTCCTATTTGATGCGAAGGAGCGATTCCAGACCAAACCGTTCCCATTCTTCTCGTTGCTTCAGATG